GCGCATGGTGCGCGCCGAGCTGGAGCGCATCGAGCGCGAGAAGGGCGCCCGTGCCCGCTCATCCCTATTCGACCAGGAGTAGCAGACCATGATGATGGCCCTCGGCATGTTCGTGTTCAGCCTGGAGACCCTGGCCTACCAGGAATTCCAGCGCCAGACCGAATGGCGGCACGGCTCCACCAACCGCATCGGCACCAACCCGGCGCGCCAGTACCTGGGGCGCGGTGATGACAGCATCACCCTGCCGGGCGTGCTGCTGCCCGCGCTGGCCGGCAGCCAGCTGAGCCTCGATGCCCTGCGCACCATGGCAGACACCGGCAAGGCGTGGCCGCTGGTGGAGGGCACCGGGAAAATCTACGGCACCTGGGTCATCGAGAGCCTGAGCGAGACGCGCACGCTGTTCTTCCGCGACGGCCAGGCGCGCCGCATCGAGTTCACCCTCTCGCTCAAACGCATCGACGATGGCCGGGTGGATCTGCTCGGCAGCGCCATCGCCGCCGGCGGCAACCTCCTGCGGAGGCTGCTGTGATCGAGGAACTGCTCACCCAGGGCAAAGGCCTGCTCGACCAGGCCAAGGGTTACGCCCAGCAGGCGGCGGACAAGTACCGCGACGCCACCGCCTACCCGCAGCCGATCTGCCGGGTGGTAGTCAACGGGCAGGACATCACCAGCGCGATCGAGCAGCGCCTCATCAGCATCGAGCTGACCGACAACCGCGGCATGGAGGCCGACCAGCTCAGCATCAGCCTCAGCGACCACGACGGCCTGCTGGCCATCCCCCCGCGCGGCGCCGTGGTGCGCCTCTGGCTCGGCTGGCACGACACCGGCCTGGTGGACAAGGGCAGCTACACCGTGGACGAGGTCGAGCACAGCGGCGCGCCGGACGTGCTCAACATCCGCGCCCGCAGCGCCGATCTGCGCGAGGGGCTCAAGGCCAAGAAGGAACGCAGCTGGAGCGGGCAGACGCTCGGCGCCATCGTCCAGACCGTGGCGGGCGCCTACGGCCTGAGCCCGGTGATCAGCGCCGCGCTGGCCGTCATACAGCTCGCCCAGGTCGACCAGGCCAACGAATCCGACGCCAACCTGCTCAGCCGCCTGGGCCAGCAGTTCGACGCCATCGCCAGCATCAAGGCCGGGCGCCTGCTGTTCATGCCGGCCGGCAAGAGCGTCACCGCCAGCGGCGCCGCGCTGCCGCACATTACGCTCACCCGTGCCGACGGCGACAACCACCGCTACCTGCAGGCCGACCGCGACAGCTACAGCGGCGTGCGCGCCTACTACTACGAGCTCAACAGCGCCGAGAAGAAGGAGGCCATCGCCGGCGGCGGCGACAACCTCAAGGACCTGCGCCACACCTACACCGACCAGCAGGCCGCCCTACGCGCCGCCCGCGCCGAGTGGTCCCGCCTGCAGCGCGGTACCGCTACGCTCAGCTACACCCTGGCCAAGGGCCGCCCGGACCTGATCCCTGAACTCACCTACAGCCTGATCGGCGTGAAGGCCGACATCGACGCCGTGGTCTGGCTCGGCGCGAACGTGCGGCACTCATTCACGCCGGACAGCTACACCACCGCCCTGGAGCTGGAATCCAAGCTGCCGGACGCCGACGACATCGCCGACCTGGCCGAGGCCGGCAACTACACCGGCGTGCTCGCCTGGTACCGCGACGAGAAAACCGGCGAGCAGAAGAAACTCACCGAAGGCGACCAGGCCAGCCCCAAACGGCTGCTGCACCTGTACGCCGAAAAGAGCAGCGCCCAGCGCGCCGTGGAGCGGGAATGGAAGCGGATCCAGCAAGCGAACGCCTGAGCGAGCCAGAACCCGAGCCGGCGCCGTATCAGCGGCCGCTATCGACCTGGGAGCTGGTGGACGAGGAGTGGGAAGGGCGCGACGACGCGCCGATGTGCATGTGAGCACGGAAATTTGCCATCAGTGCTTGACGGTGCACCAATGGTGCACCTATTATTCACATCAACGGGGCGCGCAACGCACCCGCCACTGAAGAAGCCGGGCACAACGTCACGGCATGCACAGAGGGCAACACCATGAAAGCAGCAACCGTCCGCATTCAAATCCTGTCCGACAGCATTGGCGCCGAGTGGAACGACATCGACGCCGCCGGCGAAGCCTACGCCGAGTTCCTCGAGGGCCGCCTGAGCGAGGCCCTGCAACGTGCCGGGTTCGCTACCGACGACGTGCACGTCTCCTACCATTGCGACCTGGCCGGCTACGCCAGCCGCACCGTCTGGGCAGACTCCCTCGAAGACGAGCAGGAGCTGGAAGCGATCGTCCAGCGCGAGGGCGAGGCTGCCTGGCACGCCTTCTGCGATTCCGAGAGCAGCCGCGACCTGTAATTGACCCGCCCCGGCCAGCCGCCGGGGCTCTCACCTGGAGCACCACCATGGCCAAGAAAGCCGGCATTCACATCGGCCCGCAGCTGGACGCCATCATCGGCGTGACCGGCGACGAGACGGGCATCACCACCAGCAAGCGCGTCAATGTCATCGGCGACCGCTACGCCGAGATCCTGCGCCGCGAGCGCATCGAGAAACAGTTCAGCGAAGCCGAGTGGAACGCCCTGCGCGACATGCTCAACGGCACGCTCAGCGAGCCTGCCGAGCTGATCCGCGGCAGCCTGGCGATGGGCTGGGAGGATTCGGTCGAGGACGGCCTCGCCGAGAAATGGGACGTCGACCCCGCCGCGCTGCAGCAGAAGCTCGCCGCGCTGTCCTACGTCCAGGAAGTGGCCGTCATCGAGGCCGTCGAGCGCTGGTGGCGCAGCCAGGGCGCCACCGCCAACACCCTAGCCTGAGCCCGGGCAGGCATGAAAAAGGCGCCGAGCGGCGCCTTTAGTGTTTCTGGCCGGTCTCGGCCAGCGCGGAGACGAAGCGCACCACATGCGCGCGGTCTTCGGGGGAGCACTGGCGGTACCAGCGCAGCAGCATTCGCCTCCTGCTGCACTTCCTGGACCAGCTGACGGACTTCCTTCTGACTCGACAACATGCGCGAACTCCATACGCAAATACTGTATAGCCATACAGTATATGAGGGCTGGCGTTTTGCCAACGCGTCAACAATGCGCACAGACCGCGCGGGGTCATTGGCAAAGCGCGAGCCCGCGCTCCAGCACCTGGCCGACAGGCACCTTGGCGCCCTTGATCGCCGGGTCATCACGCCACACCGTGGCAAGCGGCTCAAGGGCCAGTGCGCGCGCCTTGCCGTTCGCCGCACCGTTCACGGCGTACATCCGCCCGGATTCCGGATCGGTCACCACCACGGCATTGCCGGGCAGGCACTGCAGGTGCATTTCCTCGGTGGTGAAAGGCCAGTCGGCGCCGAGCTCGTCGGAGCTGATCAGCTTCGGCGGAGCGGCGAGGGCGAGCGGGCTGGCCAGCAGCAGGCCGAGCAGGATCTTGCGCATGGGAACGTCCTTGTGTGGGTGGTTCAGCGGCTACGGGTGCCGGTGATGATGTAGAGCACGTCGGCGTCGCTGTGCGCGGCCAGCGCCTGCAGATAGTCGATCGGCATCGTCGAGGTGCCGTTCTCGTACCGCTTCTGCTGGTAGTCGGTAATGCCGGCCAGATGGGCCAGCTCATGGATGGCCAGGCCGAGGCGCTTGCGCTCCTGGGCGAGGCGCTCGCCGAAGGCGCCGGGCAGGTCGTCGTGGGTGGCGTGAACGGTGGTCATGGCTGCGTCTCCTTGCAGGTGGAACAGCGACAGGCGGAACGGTGCATAGTTCCGTCAGCCGAAATGGCGGGCCAGGCTGCGCGGGCGCAGAAGCTCGCCCGTCTCCAGGTCAACCACGTCGCCGATGATGCGATCGACGCGGAAGGTGCGCTCCGCGCCGCGGTCGTGGCATTCGCCCTTGAGGTGCGTGGCGGTCACCGAGTGCAGGGTGACGGTGCGAAACGTCACGTCGCCGGCCGAGTCCTCATAGGTGAACGCCACTTCGCCCAGGCTCCAGCCGGTGCGCATGGCGCGGCTAGGCTTGGCAGCGGGCGCCGGCGAACGCCGCGCGGGGGTGGCAACGCCTTGCGCGAGGCGTGTCGTGCGGTCCTCTAGCTCGCGCCGCTCCTGCGCTTCGCGTCTCGATTTGCGCACCATGCCGACGAACGCAACCACCACGCCGACCATGACGAGAAACCAAACGAATCCATCCATCGTTGCACTCCCTGTGTACTGGTTTAGCTGTCGCGGGCCTTCCCCGTTGTGTATTTGCCTGCTGACTCGGCCAGCGCCGAGCCCAGGCGCCGCATCGCGGCGCGGTCCTGGTCGGGCATCGAGCGGTAGTGGTTCAGCAGCTCCGATTCGTCGCCGGACAGATCGGCCTCGCTGGGGGCAGCACGCTGGCCGGTGAGCACGTAGAGAACATCCACGCCCGATCCCGCCACTTTGGCTAGGTAACTGGCGTCCGGGCTCCGATCATTCTTTTCGTAACTGCCTTGGGTATTGCGGTTCACTCCGCCGAGCTTGGCGAAATCGTCCTGGTTGAGACCGATCCGAGTGCGCTCCTCACGCAGGCGTTCGCCCACGCTTTTTCCCACCGCATCGTCGGCTGCACAAATTTTCAAGCAAAAGTCCTTTACCTGCCCAAATGCTTGTGCATAATGGGCAGCAGATGAACACGAACGAACACATATGGACACTATGCACGCCCCCCTGACACCCGAGCAAGCCCGCGCAAATCTGGATCGCGTGGGCGTTTCCATCGCTGAGTTCAGTCGCCAGCACAACCTCAACAAGAACCTCGTGAGCGATCTGCTCAACGGCCGTAAGAAAGGCCGGCGCGGCGAGGCACACCGAGCCGCCGTGCTGCTGGGCATCAAGGAAGGCGTGGCGGATGTGCCCGACCAGTACGGGCGCCGCGCCAGCGATATCGGCGCTGTGATTTCACAGTAATGGCACCTGGCCCAGCGAGAAACAAGAACATGAAGCGCCCGATCCTAGAAACCCGCCGCCAGATGATGAGTGCCGTGGTGTGCGCCTACCCGGGCGGCCGCGAATGCGCCGCAGCGCGCCTGGGCATGGACGTCAAGAAGTTCGACAACCACCTCTACGAGAACGCCGGCAGCAAGCCGCTCTCGGACGAGCAGATCCACCTGCTCGAGCAGCAGGCCGGCACGCGCTTCTTTCCAGAGTATGTCGCTGCAATGTACGGCGGCGTGTTCGTACCGGATGCCAACCCGGGCGACCTGGACAACCTGGCGCTCTACGAACGCTCGATGCGCACCGCCGTGCTGCGCGGCGCGGTGGACCAGATACTCAGCGAGGCGCTGGAAAACGGCTACATCGACGAGGACGAACGCAAGGTCATCCTCGCCGCGCATCACCGCCACATGGCCGCCCGCCATGAGGAAATCAACGCAGTCATCGTGCTGCACAGCCAGCAGCCGTAAGCACGGCACGGAATTGGGGAGGGGAACCCGTGAGCGTAGCCAACAACGGCGGATACAAATGCCTATGCCCGGCCTGCGGCGAGCGCATGCGCATCCGCAACAGCGAGGCGCAAACGCCGACGTTCAAGACGATGTACGCGCAGTGCCTGAACATCGCCTGCGGCGCGACCTACACCGGGTCGCTGACGTGGGACCACGAGCTGAGCCCATCCGGCCTGGACCGGCCGCGGGTGCGGCTACCGCTGGCCCCGTCAGTCGCACGTATGCAGGCCCTGCGCGACAGCAAACCGAAAACAGACCAGCTCGACATGCTCGACCACATGGAACCGGAGGTAGCCACCGCATGAACGTCACGACCCTACACGACGCCCAGGAGTACCGGGCCAGCATGCAGCGCGCCGCGCTGACCTTTTTGCAGCGCCACCAGGGCGAGCACCTGACCGACGATGGCCACCTGTTCGAGCGCGCCGTCGGCTACCTGGTCAACGCGCTCGATGTGCCGGCGTTCATGGCCGACCGCCTGGTGCACCTGGCCATGAGCGAGCTGGAGTGCCTCAAGCGCCCGGTGATCGGCATCGACTACGGCACCCAGGACGAGACCCGCGTAGCCCTGGTGAATTTTTTTTCGGGCGAGGCGGTATTGATCCCCCTTCGCCATCTGCCGGCGCGCCTGCAGCCGCCCGCGGCTCTGCCGGCTGCAGCAGCCACGCACTGATCACTCCTTGAATTGACCCATTCCCATGCCCGCCTGTGAGCGGGTAGGGGGAAGTTGCGCCCTGACGGTGGCCCCTATGACTCACATTTGCATTCAAATCAGCCTCGACCCGGCCCAGGCCGAGGCCTACCTGCGTTGGCTGACCAGCCAGTACGAGCAGCTGATGGCGGCCTGCTGGTACGACGACCGCTACCGCTACACGCCGACCGGCTTCCGCGCGCCGAAGATCCTGGCGGACCACCCGCACATCGCCGGCATCAACCGCACCGCACGCGAGCTGGTCAAGCAGCTCAGGCAGCAGGGGGTGCGCGCATGAGCACCCATCCGATGCCGGCCTGTGAGGCGCTGGCGGCCGATCCAGCGCGTTACATTTTCAAGCGGTATTTGGCCGATCTGACCGAGGCGCCCGACTACGAGATGAGGTATCGCGAGTGCTGCCGCCTGGGCGGCTACCTTGGCGCCCTGCTGGAGTGCGACGTGATCACCTGCGACGAACACAAGGCGCTGCGAGAAGAAATGCACGAGTTCGTCTGGGGGCCGGCCCAATGAAAGAAATGGACCGCCAGATCCGCGATGAAGTGCTGCGCCGTTTCGAGGCCGACTTCGGCCTCAAGCGCCGCGCCGGTACCGACTACCTGCGCGGCGGCACCTGCCCGAGCTGCGGCAAGAAGGAGCTCTATGCCCGCTACGACCAGCCCTGGTTCATCAAGTGCGGCCGCGAGAGCAAGTGCGGCGAGCAGTGGCACGTGAAAGAGCTGTTCGACGACCTGTTCGACGACTGGAGCAAGCGCGCACCGAGCACCGAGCAGGCGCCGGCCGCCAGCGCCGATGCCTACCTGCAGTTCGCCCGTGGCTTCGACCTGGGCTTGATCCGTGGCTGGTACAGCCAGGAGAACTACTGGAACCGCGAACTCGCCCAGGGCAGCGCCACGGTGCGCTTCACCCTGGAGAACGGCGGCTACTGGGAGCGGCTGATCGACCGCCCGCACCGCTTCGGCAAGCAGAAGGCACGCTTCGCCCCCGGCCAGAGCATGAAAGGCTACTGGTGGTGCCCGCCGAGCGTGGACCTGCTCGAGGTCGACGAGCTGTGGATCGTCGAGGGCATCTTCGACGCCATCGCGCTGCTGCACCACGAACTCGACGCCGTGTCGGCCATGAGCAGCAACGCCTTCCCGGCCGAGTCGCTCAAAGCCCTGGTCAAGGCCCGCGCCGAGGCCGGGCGCAAGCTACCGAAGCTGGTTTGGGCGCTGGACAACGAGCCGGGCGCGCATCGCTACACCCGCCGCTGGGCAAAGATGGCCCGCGAGCTGGGCTTTACCTGCGAGGCCGCGCAGATCCCGCAGCGCGACCGCAAGGTGGACTGGAACGACCTCCACCAGCGCTGGGCCTTCATCGAGGGCGACGACAAGCGCGCGGAGCAGATCGAGCGCGACCTGCGCGAGGCCCGTTACCACGGCAGCCTGCTGCTGGCCGAAAGCGCGGCGGAGAAGGGCGCGCTGATGTTCGATTGGCGCCAGCGGCATGAATTTCACTTCGCGTTCGAGAACCGCCTGTACTGGTTCAAGATGGACCTGGAGAAGTTCAACAAGGCCAAGCAGGCGCTCGAAGGCAGCGAGCACCACGACGACCAGCTGCTCAATGATCGGCAGATGACTGAAAAGGCGCTGCAGCAGTGCGGCGCGGTGGTGGAAATCGCCAACTGCTATCCGCAGGCGCTCTATTTCCAGCGCAACGAGGTGACGGACGAGAGCTGGTACTACTTCCGGGTGGACTTCCCCCACGATGAGCCTACGGTGCGCAACACCTTCACTGGCGGCCAGGTAGCGGCGGCCAGCGAGTTCAAGAAGCGCCTGCTCGGCATGGCTGCCGGCGCGGTGTTCACCGGTACCGGTGCGCAGCTCGATCGCATCATGCGCGACCAGCTCTACGGCCTGAAAACCGTCAAGACCATCGACTACATCGGCTACAGCAAGGAACACAGCTGCTACGTGTTCGGTGACCTGGCCGTGCGCGGGGGCGTGCTCGAGCAGGCCAACAAGGAGGATTACTTCGAGTTCAAACAGCTGCGCTTGAAGACGCTGCAGAAGTCGATCCGCCTGGAAATCGCGCGTACCGACGAGGGCTACCGTGCCGAGTGGCTCGACTGGCTGTGGACCTGTTTCGGCACCCAGGGCATCGTCGCGCTGGCGTTCTGGTTCGGCTCGCTGTTCGCCGAGCAGATCCGCGACGAGTACCAGAGCTTTCCCTTCCTGGAAGTGACGGGCGAGGCCGGCGCCGGCAAGAGCACCCTGCTGATGTTCCTCTGGAAGCTGCTCGGCCGCCCGGACGAAGAGGGCAAGGACCCTTCGAAAATGTCCAAAGCCGGCTTGCGCCGGTGGATGGGGCAGGTCTCCGGCATGCCGCTGGTACTGCTCGAGGCCGACCGCAGCGACAACGACCGCGGCGCCGCCAAAGCCTACGACTGGGACGAGCTGAAACCGCTATTCAACGGCGGCACCCTGGGCGTGACCGGCGTGAAGACCGCCGGCAACGAGACCTACGAGCCACCGTTCCGCGGCACCATCGTGATCAGCCAGAACGCCACCGTGGCCGCGAGCGAGGCAATCCTCACCCGAATCGTGAAACTCCATTTCGTACGGCCCCAGGTCACCAGCCAGAGCCGCGCCGCAGCGGACAACCTCAACCACCTGGGCGCCATGGACGTCAGCCACTTCCTGCTGATGGCCACCCGCGCCGAGGCGGCGGTGATGGAAACCTTCCGCACTCAGGTGAAGGTGCATGAGGCTGCGCTGCGTGAGCTGAAAGAGATCCGCATCGAGCGAATCATCAAGAACCACGCTCAGCTGCTGGCTCTGCTCGATGCCCTGCGCCTGGTGGTACCGCTGACCGACCGCCAGTACGAAGCCACCCAGCGCGAGCTCACCGCCATGGCCCTGGTGCGCCAGAGCGCCGTCAACGCCGACCCGAGCGAGGTGGCCGAGTTCTGGGAGGTGTTCGACTACCTGCAGAGCCTGAGCGATGACCCGGTGGTGAACCACAGCAAAAACCCGGACCTGATCGCCATCAACCTCAACGAATTCGCCGAGCGCGCCGCCGAGCACAAACAGAAGCTGGCCGACGTCGGCACCCTGCGCAACCTGCTGCCCAACAGCCGCTCGCGCAAATACATCGAGCACAACAAGTCGGTGGACAGCGCCGTGCGCGCCGCCTTCAACCAGCGCAACTACATGAACCAGCGCGGCACGACCGTGAAGTGCTGGATTTTCCAGAACCCCGACGCCAAGCGCGGCAACGCTTGAGCGGGCTGTAACACCCAACCAAAACCAAGGAGAAGCACCATGCAGCACTACGACGATGACGAACCCAGCCCCAGCCTGCGCGAACGCCTGGCCATGACCGGCTGGATCGGCACCGGCCTGGCCGGCCTGCTGACCGCAGCCAACCACCTGCCGGACCTGTTCCTGGCACTCGCACGCTGAAAACAAGAAGGCCCCGGTGAGCGGCAACTCACCAGGGCCTGACCAACCCAAGGAGAAGCACCATGCAAGCACATCACACCCAGGGAGGCGGG